CTAGTAATGGGTGAGTCCAACCATGTGATACCATATATGTATTAAGGTTTTCTTCTTTAAGTAATACTTCCACTACTTTTTCTTTACCAACTTCATCTAAGGCTTGGTTTACCTCATCTAAAAATAGCACATTGATTTGACTACGACTTATAGAAGCCATTAGTTTTCGTATTGCTACTAAGGTTGCTATGTTTACTCTAGCTAACTCGCCGCTAGAAAGAGCAAGAATGTCAATAATATTGCCATTATCTGAGACTTCCACATTTAATTTATCATTCTCCACTACAAAGTTAATTGCAAATCTACCATCACTAAATTCTGCAAGGTAGTCGTTTGTTAATATTTCTAATTCTTTTACTAAAGATTCTATCTTGTATGCGAGGAGTCCATTTGTTGAGAAAGCTTTTTTAAGCGTTTCAAGTATCGCCAACTTGCTTTCCGACTTCTCAAGAGTAGACTTATGGACATCAAGCTCTGATTGAAATTGCTCAGTCTGTTCGAGTATGATACCAATTCTAGTATTATGTCTTTCTCGTCTTTCATTTTCATCAATTACCTTTTGGAGTTCTTCTCTCTCTTCCATAATCTTTTGACGGAGGTTAACAATTTTTGTCTCCAAGTCATCTTTGTTTGTAACTGTACTCGGGAGTTCGTTGTCAATACTCCTGTAGAGGTTTTCCCAATCTTCGATTGTTTTACCTGCGTTCCTATGTATCTCATTTGCTTCCTCTATTTCTTTTAATAAGCCTTGGTCTTTTTGTGCAAATACTTCGCACTGTTCTAATCTTTCACTGTGTTCTTTTAACATTCTCTCTACAAACTCTGTATCAATTTCACTACCACAAGTAGGACAATCCATATCTTCTAGTTTTGTTAAATCCTCATACTTTTTAATCATGGTGTTTTCAAACATCTTCTCTGAGCGCCAAGCTCCCATTGCTTGTAGTTTCTGAGAGGTATCTTGTAATTCAGGATGTAATGCCAGTAAACGTTTTGCTTCGTGAAGGTCTATATCTTTTAACTGTTTCTTCAGAATTTCATTAGTATTTATTTTTTTATTTGATTCTGAAATATTTTCTAAATCTCTCGAATATGAACGTAAAAGTTTCTGATTCTCTTCCGACTCAAATGGTAAATCCATTTTGGAAAGTATGTTTGTATCTTCGAGAATATTATCTGATAACCATTTCTCAATTGTTGCAATCTTCGCATTGCTAGTAGTAATATCACTAGAAGCATTGCGAACTGCTTCTTTAAATACTTCAAAGTAAGCAACGTAATCATCTAGTTTTAATAAATCAATTAAGAACTTTTTACGGTTAGTATCTGTGGCAGTTAAGAACTGCAAAGATGCGTTTGTATTTTGATAAACCAACTGTGAAAAAGTCTTGAAGTCTATTCCTAATATATTTCCCAATGTCTTGTATGTATTTGACGCTGTGTGGGAAGATATATCTTCTCCATCCTTTGTCAGCTTACATTTTAATGTAGCACGCCTTGATACACTAATAGTATATAAGTTGCTATCGACAGAAAAGTCAAGACTGATGTCATACCCTTTTCCAATGTATCTATTCGCGATGTCTGCTTTTTTAACATTTTTACTATTTTTATTAAATAAAACTTCCTCTAAAATAAGGGGAATAGAGGATTTTCCCACTCCGTTTGTGCCTACTAATTGCGTAAGAGTAGACTTGTTTAAGTCTATCTCATTATTTTCGCCATATGAAAAGCAATTATCCCACTTCAACTTCTGAAGAATAATCATTAAACACTCCTATAATTTGTTTTGTTTTATTGTCGTCAAGACTTAATATTTCTTGTAGATATTTTACTAGTTCATCTGACATGGATAAATCTCCACTTAAATCTAATCGTGCATCTACTTGTCTTGTTACTACTTTTTTGTCAAGAAGTTCTGAGTTTTTAACTTTTGCTAAATCTTGCACATCTCCTGTAACTTCGTATATTGTATGATGAAACTCTGTTTGTGTCATATCCGCTGGGTCTTCGATAGTCTTTCTTAATAATTGTGGCAAATCAAATTCATGCCATGTCCAGCACCAGTCTTCATCAAAATGATGGGTATTAGTATCTATAACTAAGTACCCTGTTTTTACTATATTTCTATGGAAAGAAGTGGTCATTGGTGAACCAGGATATACAATATTTCTTTGAGTATTCTCGTGAGCATGTAAATCTCCTGCGTACACTTCTTTAAACTTGCCAAATCTTTCTAGGTCTACTTCGGGCATAACATGAGGAGGTATCTCGCCTCTTACATGAGTAAATAAATAATCTGCATCTATCATTTCTATACTACCTTTCTTATGTAAATCTGCATAAGGTAAGATTGCCCAATCATCTTCGTAGTATGTATCTGTAATAACCTCAACATTAGGGTTAAGTTCAGTTGTTACTCTCTTTAAATTGTCAAAGAAAGTTTTGTTCTTTCTAGTGGCTTCGTGGTTGCCATCGTAGATAATGGTTCTTACTTTTTGTCTTTTTACAAAATCAAAATATAAAGTAAGTTCATCCATAGAAGGGACTCGATCAAACAAGTCCCCGCCTATGATGTGAAGATCAACTCCATGATTATCTACAGCTTCCTGTACTTGTTCAAAGAACATTTGATAACGTGAGCAAGCCCATGCTACAGGTACGTTCTTTTGTCCAAGTTTTATATGCCAATCTGCTGTAAATAAAATCATCCTAGTAGTTCATCTCCTGGTGTCCACTCACACCCTGTTAATCCACCTGCTTTAATGCCTTGCAAAGTTCTTAGAACTTCGTGAGCATTTCTGCCTGTGTCAAGCGCGTTAACACTTACATGTTGTATTATATCATTTCTGTCAATGATAAAAGTAGCTCTATAACATACTCCTACTTCTTCATGAACTATTCCTAATTTAGAAGATAGTCCTAAGCCACAGTCTGCGGCTAAAGAGTGTTGTATGTTTCCAATGAGTTCATTATCTTGTTTCCAAGCTAATTTACAAAACTCATTATCGCCACTAATACCAATAACATTAGCTTCTCCTACTAACATATCCATTCCCGCAATTTCTGTTGGGCATATGAAAGTAAAATCTTTTGGATAGAAGTATATAACTGTGTAATCTTTTTTCAAAGGTTCGTACTGTTCTGTGACAGATACGGGTACAAAGTTATTATCTTTGTCTACACCCTGCAGTGTAAAGGCAGGGAACTTCTCTCCAACGCCTATCATGATACGTCAAACTCGCTAGAAATATCTTCTGAAACTTCTGAAGAACCTTCATTTTGAATTTCTCTTAGTAACGCTAGTTGAGCATCAGCAGTTGGTCTAACAAGTACTTCGTCCATAGACTTAAGGTCTTTAACTAAAGCTTGTTCCCACTCTTCTAATTCTCTTGGTTTACATTTTAAAACTGCTAACTGATATTCCACATTAAATACCTGTGGTCCAGTTTTCTTTCTTTTAAAATATATGTCGTAACCAGTTGTATAATCGGTTGGGTCTCCCAACTCTTCCATAGCAACTAGTATTTGGTCAAACAATTTTCTTTTTAAGTTTAACACTTTGATAGACTTGTCTGAATAGTCTATACATTGAACCGCATAAGACCAACCACACTTTAAGTCTGGATAAAAGTCTTTTACATGGTCTGGTTCAACATTTGTGAAGGCTTCTGAATTTCTGTCGAATGACAAACACTCCATAGGAATGTTTTTGTTGTTCTTGCCTTTGACCCAGTAAACGTATCTCGGTAATAAATCACCAACAAGTCTTACATGATGGTCTTCTCCACTCGCATAGTTATATGTTACGATGGAATTTTTTTGGGCTGAGCCCTTTGTTGTATTAAAGCCAATAGCCATAATATTCTCCTATAATGTCTCCTCGAACTTAAAGTGAATCCTTTTATCTTTAATTTCAAGCAGTCTGTTTTTATTAATAATATCTTCTGATATTGGACATACCAGAAGGTCTAGTGTGGTGTCTTTGTTTTGAACATACTCATAGTAGTTTCTGAATGACGCGACACCTGCATATTCAGCTACCTCTTTGTCAGAGTATGTTCTACCAACGTCAAGTAATTCCTGGGGATTAAGTAGGAAAGACTTGCCGCCAAAATTATACTGATAAAATTTAAACGTTTTATCATGATAATTTTTAGGGTGTATCTTAAATGTAATAATTCTAAGTATTGTAATTATGTCAGCGACATTGCCGTTGCTTGCTTTTACAATCCTATTCCAATTAAATAATAACATATTATATCAAAATTTTGAGTTCTTGTCAAGAACTATTTTCCAGTAGGTTTCGTAGTAGACTGTTCAGAAGGTTTTTGCAAACTTTCTGCATATTCACCGCTAATCGTAGCGTGTACTCCTTGTTGAGCCATTTGTACCATATTTCCTTGGTATACGTAGCTTCCACAATGGCTAAGTTCAATAAACGGGAGTGTCCATATATCAATACCATTCTTTCTAGCTGTCTCACAGAACATGTAATCTTCACTTAGATATCTGTTTTGTTCATTTATAATACAGTCAAAGAAAGCTGTTATCTGCTCTCCAGGAGCAAACTCTCCTTCTCTTATATGGTCTGGAGTATATTTTCTTTCTGGCATTGTCGGTTCAAGAATTTCAAATACACTTCTATGTATCATCATAAATCCTGTACCACCTTCCTGTACTTTTACAGGTTCATATACTGGAACTTGATTATTTTCGTACGCACCAGGCAAAGGATTAAATACCATATCACCTGCTACTTTTTCTAGTCCCATAGGGTTGTCGTCAAAGTTACCACTTTTTGCAGCATGTAATACTTTTTCCCATGCTATAGTTTTCTTTGGGTAAAGCCCTGTCATTATTTTATGCTGTTCTGGATTGTCTGCCATTAAATGCCACATATACATTAAATCCATATCTGACCAAGCAATATCACTATCTATAAATAATAAATAATCACAATCACTTTTTAAAAAATTAGCAACACAATAGTTTCTTGCTCTAGTAATTAAACTTTCATTGAATAAATAATATAACTGTAAGTGTAGTCCTTGATTCATACAAGTACTGACAGTCTGCATTAGACTTCTAGTGTAAAATCCATGGCACATTCCTCCATACATTGGTGTGCCTAAAAACACTTTTGTTTTTCTCATTGCTTCAATATTTAATTGTATTTGTTGTTCACTCATAATACTTTTACCTCGTATCCTTCTCTTATATAAAAGCCCATTCTAGCACTTGCTTGACGAGCTGCTGTTTTTCCTTTTAAATTGATATCCACAATTATTGGTTGCTTCTTACCTTCCTTTTTTCTTATTACCCTACCAATTAACTGTGTTAATAACGGGTCATTATTAACAGGTGTACCTAGTACTAGACA